CAAACCACTCTCCTAGCTGCCCCATAACGTCTTCTATCTCTCTGCCATGTTGGACTAATTTCTTAGTCATTGTGAAGGCAGCGGTACAGGCTGATATAGCCGTTATGGGGTCTAGCATTAGTCTTTCTCCATGACCTCAAGCATCCTTTCAAGGGACTCTTTAATTCCCTTTATGTTCTCTTCGATCTTACCTAGTTGCACAGCTTGCATATTAGACGATGCTTCGACAGCTTTTACATCACCACTTATTCTAACTATAGATGACGAGTTAGCATCTACATCTGCCCTCATCTGTGATATACTCCAAACTATCATTGCAGCTTGTAGTACTAAGGCAAACAACAAACTTGCCGATATATTTTTACCCATTACAAAGCACTCTTCTACACCCCTAGTCACAGGGGTAGGCTTTCCAGTCTAGCTGAAAATGAGGACCATCCGGGAACTTCTTCCAATCGCCACCCCATACAATCTTAATGTCTAACTCCTCTGCTGCCTTCTTCATAGCATCACCAATAGGGTAGAACTCATCCCACTCCCACGACACAGGATAAGGTACAACATCTACTGCATGACCTGTCAGGTGACGAGACTTAAGTGTAGTTGACTTACCAGTTTTCTTAAGCATACGCTGACGTTCAATGTTACGAACACCCTCAGTTACACTAAAGTCCTTTTCACTAATCTCTAATGCTCTTGTGACAACAGCAACCATGTCAGGATGTACCCCAGACAAGTTCTGCTTACTTCGTAGTCCTAGTTTGTATCCCATTGGTTTCTCCTTAAGATGGTTTTGTAGGCCATGTTATGTTTGTTGGAAATCCAGCTTGTGCGGGTACATCACGCAATGCTTGTCGGTAAGTGCGCCATTCGTCCGTAATGCGGTCAGCCAAAGCCATAGTGTCAGACGCCGCTAAGAGATCGTCACGTTCTGCGCGTACTTTTTCTGCTGGTGCAACAGAAGGTGTTGTAGCTGTAGGCGCAGCTTCTTGAAAATCAGGCCAGTTTGACATATTTTCAGCATCGTCAAATACTGCGCCGCCACCTGTTGTTTTATTGAACCAAATTTTAGACATGATAAACCCTCATATTTCCGTTTGCTCCATTTCCGCCAATACCAGAGCCAGTTCCTCCGGCACCACCGCCGCCCCCCGGCACCGAGCCAGCCGTTCCGTTTGCACCACTGCCATCACCCGACGAAGCACCACCATTGCCCCCATAAAGAGAGCCACCGCCAGCCCTTACGCCTCCAGATTGTATTGGGCCACCGCCACCACCGCCGAAAATACCATTACTTGCTGTAGACGAAACAGCCTCTCCAAAGTTCCAGTACATATTACCTCCCGTATCGCCAGTCCAACCAGTAATTGGAACTCCTAAGATAAAATTATGGGTTCTAGGCTGTGCGGCTTGTATATTTGTAGTCCCTTGCTTTACCGCCACTCCACTTACCGTATAAAACAAAGTTGCGGATGGGTCTGAATGATTGGTGCCGTCAAAATCTCTCGCCGCCGCTGTCGAGAAAACCCCAGACCCGTATGTTGACGTTAAAGTAAAAGTGGATGCTGCACCGAGCGCTGGAGCACTAGTGCTTGCACCACCGGCTGTTCCAGCACCTATCACATAAGCACCATTGTTAAAAAATTTAGCTTGTCCATACAAAAGTATTGCTGCACCGCCACTTGAACCGTGAAGATTAGCACTCCTAGCCCTCCCGCCTTGACCGCCGCCAATCAGATATATCCAGACGTAATCATCATCAGACAGGCCACCTTTCGACCATGTGCCGCTAGTTGTGTAAGTGTTGTTGGGAGAAGAGAAGTTTGGAAATACTACAGCGTCTGCACCACCACCACCCGCAGCGGCCCAAGATATATCTGTGCCATCAGAAGTAAGAACAGTACCAGCGGCACCCTTCGCTAACCTAGCTGTTGCCCCGCTTGCATTACCATAAAGTATAGACCCCCTAGTAATGGCATCTAGCTGGTTAAGTTCCGAGGCAGTAGCAGTCATACTTGCATCTAAGGTGATGACATCTACCCAACCATTGTTAGCCTCATTCCTAAGTTTAAGTATATTAGTATCTGTCTCGTACCACCACTGGTTAGCATAGGTAGTTCCGGGTTCCGTGTCACCAGAAGAGTTAGATGCTAGTGCTGCAAGAGCGTTATTTAAGTCTGTCCTTGTAGCGGGAAAACTTTGGTTAGCAATGTTAAAGTCGTGTTGCGACATTACGTTATTTCCTTTCCGTAGCCCTTAGCTACATAGTCTAGGGTCACTGCATTGGTGCTTGCTGATCCCCCAGTAAAAGTGTTTATAGTAAACCCAGTTCGGGTCTTACTTGTTATTGTATATCTATCACCATCAGTTAAGTTTGCTAATGACAATCCTATAGCGGGAGTAGCAGCGAAGCCTGTATTAAAAGTTACATCAGTCGTTCCTGTAAATGTTATGTCGTTACCAGACTCAACCCTATCTGGCATATCAACTATGGCAGCTAAAGCACTTACTACAGGTGTGGCATTGGTGTTAGTAGACGTCATAATAAGCCTAAACTCAAAGGCTCTAGCAGCAATATCAGATACAGAGAACGATTGCCAATCAGTCCAAGTTGGTGTACCAGAAGGGTCATCATCTGTATGTCTTAACTGTAGGGAAACAGAAGTATCACTAAAGGCTGTAGGGTCTCCATCAAACACACCTGATCTATCATCAAAGTTACCTGTAGCAGAATCAAACTTGTCTGTTACATCAAACCTAGTGCTTGTAAAAGTATAATTTAACCTGCTAGTGTACTTTTGACCTAAGTCAAGTGCATTACTAAAGTAGTATATACCAGAGGAAGTATACCCTGTGAAGTCATCAAGTTCACCAGACCTATCATCAAATAAACCTGTAGCATCATCAAAAAGGGGTGTTATACCTAACTCTAAATGCCCATCCCCATTTATAGATACACCAGACTTAACCCCCGCAAAGGATGGGTTTTCTGTAAGGGTAGCTACAACATTAAGGTCTTCTATACCAATAGAGGTGACAATAAAGGTAGCAGGGTTAACAGAGGCATTAGACCCACTGTTTGTGTCGTCTACAGCCTTAATAAAGTATGTGCCTACACCAGCACTTTGTATGGCAAGGCTACTGCTACCAACAGGTACTTGTGCTACATCCTCTGCTTCTGAATATACTGCACCGCTAGTTAAGTGGGAGTACCTGATGATATAGTGGGCTAAGTCTAAGTCGGTAACTGGTGTCCAAGTTAAGAACAAGTTACTACCCACTACGTTACCATCAAAGTTAGTTACATCTGCTGGGGGTAGGCCCAAGGCTTCTACAAAGTAGTTGCTTATAGTGTTGTAGTCTCCATGTACTCCAAGAGAATTAGTAGCCCTAGCCCTTATGTCATAGAAGGCATCCTCTACACCAACAACTTCAACCCTATCTGTACCCACAAAGGCACCCATAGTTGCTATAGATGTAAAGTTAGTGTCTCCTGTCTTCCTAAACTGTACTTCTGCTGTATCTATCAAAGTACTTGTGTTGTTTATATCAAGCAGTAGGACACCAAGGGTCTTACCTTTAACTCTCCTGAGTTCAGTACTGATGTTTATACCAAGGTTAGGGACTGTGAAAGGAGACAACAAAGTAGTATTATCTCTTTCGTAGACTATACCATCGTCAACCTCATCAAAGACACTAGATGAAATCTCCCTAAGCACCATGTTTACTTGTAAGTCGTACTCGTCCACAGAGGCAAAGTTCCAAGACATAACCTCAAACTCTTTGTTAGTCCAACCAAGTCTAGTGTTAGTTAGGGTTATGTTGTCACCTGTCTGTACTTGGAAAGCCCTAAGACCAAAGGACGCCTCAACGGTAAGCTGCTGCCTATTCCTTTCTAGAACTATCCTAGCTATTCTTCTAGCCTCTATAGAGTTGTCAGTAAAAGTAAGGTCTAGGTCTAGTGAAGATTCTTGACCACCATCAGCAGTAACAAAGGCAGCATTAGTTACAGGTGGGAAGTCTGTTACTTGCCAATTACTTTCGTCACCCCTAAACGTACCATTAACATTATTGAAGTTGTCCCTACGAGAGTTCCTAGTGGCTAGGCTTATGCCTGACCTAAGATCGTTCTCATCAAAGTTAACTGAAGCAGCAGTCCACGCAGCGGCTTTAACCTTCCATGCACCTTGGTTATACCACAGGGTAGCACCCATAGAAGTTATGGCATCTTGCAAGAAGTCTACAGGTGTAGAACCCGTAGTGAAAGCACCGTTCATTGTGTAACGTGTTGTACCAGCATCTGTATTAGTCTGGTCACAGATATTAGCAGCAGCAGTAAAAGTTGTGTCATCTATGTTGGCAGAGGCTTCCCCCAAACCATAACCAGTACTAGCAAGATAGTCTCTTATGCACAGGGCAGGATTATCAGACCAAACAGTTGTTGTGGTCCTTGGGTCGTATACCTTCTTACCTTTAATGACAGCACTAACTTCTGGTACACCATTAGGGAAGGCATCTGCATCATAGGTCAGTTTAACATACAGATATGCAATACCACGAAGTCTATGGTTCCCTGTCCAACCAGACACGTTAGAAACAAGGTCACTATCGGCAGCCTGAGTGGATGTGCCTAAGTGTTCCTTGATTGTTACTAGGCCACTGTAACGACTAGGGGAGGTAACATTACCACTACCGTCTATAGTTGCTACTTCATCGTTAATGTATATCTCTTCAAAAGATTCTATCTCATGTCCAGCAAAGGCTAACACTCTGTGTAGTTGTACATTGTCTGTACCTGTAGTAGCATCAAACACCCGTACTGGGCCAACTTTCATTTTACCATAGATAACTTGATGGTCTAATGCAGCACCTGTCTGTGTTACGTTATAACCTCTGTTTTTCTTATTACCCCCGCCAAATGTAGGTGCAGTAGGGGTCGGAGCCAGAGACCTCATAATTAGGCTTGTAACAACAGACATAACTACATAACGAAATACTGCCGACTGAATTACAACACCAGCGGCGGCTGTAAAACCCCCCACAGCATAAGCAGCACTTACAACAGCCATTAAGAGTTACCCCCTATGTACTTAGAGTAAAGTCTTTCTGTAGGCGTAAAGCCTAGCCTCTCAAGTATTATGTCAAACGGGCTGTGTACCTTAGTATTCATAACCATAACTGATACCCCATCTTTCTTTAGATACTTTTCTGCAAACTTTATTAACTTAACACCTGTCATACCTTTACGGTAATCTGGATGTAGGTATATTATGTCATTAGAAGCAAACACATGGTCTTTGTAGTGTATGTTGTTGTTCAGCAAGACTACAAGATAACCAACTAGCTTTTCAGAACTTCTGGCGGTAAATATAGTAAGCCTGCCTGAGTCTTCTAGCAAGTCATAAGCGTCCCAATCTGGGTTTAGCTTAATGCGATCTTTGTTAATAGCTATCTCTTCCCAGTGTCTTTCTATCAAGGGGATACACTCATCCTTAACTTGGCACAGAAACTCTTGCTGAAAACTAACCAACAGACCTGCCCCAGACTATTTCTTTATCCTGTAAGTCTTCTACAAAGTCTAAGCCAAGATCACCCACATATACGGACTTTTGATAAGCAGAAGTGTACCTAGCAATACGTGGTCTCTCTAAGTCTATTAGCCTATTCTCTACAGTTAACTCAATAGCGGCTTCATCTGCACTTTCAGATATATTCATCTGATCCATGTAACCAGAAAATAACTGTGTTAGCGCAGTTTCATCAGAGGTTATACCAAGGTAGATATTACACACACGCCCCTGATAAGGCTCTGCAAGGGCTAGAGAAAGTATCTCTGTTGTTATACCACTAAAAGTTAGTGTAGCACCCTTAACAGCTAAATCTGATCCCTCTTCTATAGCGGAGATAGCTAGAAGGTTTCCTGTTCCAACCCAAGTATTACCACCGTAGGAAAGGTCTCCTGCGCCTGTCCAGAACCTAAGTTCGTTAGGGCTATCAAACAATAGTTCTACAGCAAAGAAGGGGTTAATGACATCATCGTCTAGGGCATTAAGTACTACCGAGGGGATAGTTCTACTCATTATACAATTACCTCTACAGCCTCAAAGGAGATACCATAAGAGTTACTGTTACCTATTTGCCAATCTTGTACATTATTTTTTAGTCTGAACACACCCTTAGCGTTGTCTACAACTACAGCAGCAGCAGAGTAGGTAGCTTTAAGATTAGGCCATATGTCCACTGAGCCTGTAGCTGATACGTCTGCTAAGACCTTATGCAGTTTAGATGTACTAGATGTTCCTAGTTGTATGTAGTCACCAGCTTTAAGGGTTGTCCCGTCAGAGATAGTAATAGTTACAGATGAGGCACCAGCAGTACCTGTAGCTGTAAGTGAACTGTCTGTAGCTGTACCTCTGGGTTCTGTACAGTTAGGGTCACCTAAGAGGAATGTATTAACTGGTCCCTGTAACGACAACAAGAAGGCTACCCAAGGCTCACCTAAGTCCCTACGTACAGGTGGTATGGTAACTGAGGCTTTCCATGCTTGACCTGTGTGTTGTACTATCTGTTGTTTATAAGTAAAGGGAGACTCAGAGGTGGCAACAGCGTTCATAGCACTAAGAGTTATTTGTGCAAAGCCTATATCAGTTGGTGCAGTCTTTAGTGCCATGAGGTTTCCTTACCCAAATGTCTGTTTCATCTGACCACCCCTACGACGATCATCTAGTATTTGCCTCTTAGTCATGTTAGCGATCGCTGGTGCTTGTTGTGCTATGATCTTCTTAACACTCTCGTCACCGTTAGCAGTAAAGTTAAAGTTCTGATGGATAATAACGTCACCAGCACCACCCTCTGCCTGTACACCTAGCTTACCATCTTTACCCCTTTTCAGAGGCATAATAGCTTCTGGGCCAGCTTCACCCATGAGACCTGTACGACCACCAGCCATAGGGAAGGTAGTTGGAGAGCCTACGACACCACCATCAGCATATGCTTGTACTTGGGAACCCCCTTGAAAAACACCGCCATCTTCAAAGAAACCACCCATACTTGCTTTAGCTGCATTGACAAGTTGTTGTACGACAAGTATCCTGTATAACTCCTTTATGATCTCCATTGCCATAGATTTAAAGGCATCTTTAACGGACATTGTACCATCTACCATAGACATTAAGGCATCGCCCATATTATTAGCTATAGCGTCTGCTACACTCTCTTGTAATTGCCTTTGTTCTTCAAGTACTCTAACCACTTTTTCTTGTGCAGCCACTCTATCTGCTATAGCTTGAAGTGTTGCTGGGTCTTCCTGATATTGCTTCAAGAGGTCTCTATTCTGGAACTCAAGTTGCATAAAGACTTCTTTACGCCTACGTTCATCACCCTCTAATCCAAACAAAGCCTTACTTAACTCTATCTGTCTTTCCAGAGCCTTGATTGGGCCTTCCATAGTTGTTGGTTCTTTGCCTTTTGGTCCTTTTGGGGCTTTAGGAGGCTTGACTTTAGCACCTGCAACTCTGCTTTGCCCGTATGCTTGATATGTCAATAACATCTGATATTCTGCGTCTGACATGCTAACAAGACTAGCGGCTATCTTCTCGCTAACCTTTAACTGCCTTTTCTTCTCTTCTGTTATCTCTTTGTTGGTAGTCAGTGCTATTTGCAAAAGTTCGTAAGATTCCATTAAGGCTGTAACTTCGTCTTTTGTAAAGTTAAGGCTCTTATAAATTGCCTCTTGATTTTGCCTAGCAATATTAGCTTTAATCATAGCTACTTCTACGGCATCTGCATTATTCTCATTTATAGCGTTAGCTAACCATAGTTGTTGGTCTAGCTTTAAAGTCTCTTTGTCTCTTAGTGCATCTATCTTAATCTGTTCGTCATACTGCTTCATCATTAGTTCAAGCTGTGCGTCTAAGTTGTCATTGGTAACAGCATCCGACTTTTCAGCCGCATTAAGCAAATCATCTATAAGGGCTAGTTGTTTTTTAGTAGTAGCATTAGCAGTTTCATTAGCAACAACAGCAGCCTCTGCTGAACCACCTATAGCAGCATAAGACTCAGCCAACGCGGTGGCAGCTATCTTAGCCTCATTAAGAAGTGCCAACCCTTTATTTGTTATAGCAGCAGGTACAGGTGCAGCTTGAGAAGCAAGAAGATCAAAAGCCTTTAGAACACCTTTAGTATCTCCCGCCTTAGCTTGGTCTATCATTCCCTCCATAAGATAATCAAAGACATCTTTGCCTATAGCAAATCCAAAGTCTTCTGCAAACTTCACGGGGCCAATATCAACTCTTGTACCCCCCATCCCTATTGCCGCACCCATCTTACTAAAAAGTCCATACTCACTAGACTCTTTTACTTTTTCTAGCACGTTAATAAGATTTCTGAGTTCAGCAGCAGAGTTAAGCGCGAGGAACCTATCTTCTAAGTTCTTAATAGTAGGGGTTAAGTCACCAAAGGTCTCGTTTAGCTTCTCATCATTCAGCCTCTCAAAAGATGCCATCACTGCGCTAGAAGATGACCCTAGTTCGTCAAGTGCTTCTGATAATGTCTGAGAGGCACCAGAGGCGTCCATAAAGGTTTTAACTAGCATAGTGCCTAACGACAAACCAATGCCTACAATAGCACCGTAAATTCCCGGAAGTAGTCCAGCAAGTTGTGTACCCTGTTGTCCAAATGCCACAAGCGCACTAGCACCAGACTGTACCTGCACAAAGAAGTCACCAACCTGATAACCTACTTGTTGTGCTACCATACCAAATTTGTTGGCTCTATTCTTGGCAAACTGGAAACCTTGACTCACCTCATGGAGACGCTGCCTGTAAAGTAGTAACTCCCTTCCAGCCTCCCTTAAAGTCATGTTACCAGCGGCAACTTCTGCACGAAGTAACTTCTTAAGCCTTAGTCTCTTTTGTTCAGCAGCGTATACCTTGTCATAACCCATCTTGAGTCTGTTTAACTCTTGGGTATTTTTTATTGCTGCTTTAGCTAGTTCTTGTTGCTTGGCTGCATCCTCTGCCTCTTTAATAGCATTAGCCATCTTTCTTACATCGGCTGTGGCTTTTTGTGAACTTGTGCTATATTCTTGGTAGCCCCTCTTTATTTCTAAAAGGGATTGGTTGTAGGCTTTATTGGTAATCTTGCCATCGTTGAGGGCTTTGACTGTATTCGTTATCTGCTTCTCAAACTTCTTAGTAGCGGTGATAGCAGAGTTTACCTCTTTAATATCAGCACTAACCTTAAGTTGGATTTCATCAGCCATTGTTTACCCTCATATAAACTCCGTCAAGCCTCTTAACCGCTTCTACTTCCCAAGCTGTCATAGGCGTGTCAGTTAGTTCTTTCCATGCTTTTATTTGTTCGTATGTTATCGGGTTAGGGCCACTAAAGCCACCTGTTCTTGAGTTGCTTAATGAAATAAAGGCAGACCAGATATGAGCCACAAGAGTTGGGAAGTCGGGTCCATCCAATTCTTTTAGTTCTAATCCTGTCTGCCTTTGTACTTGTTCCAAGTGTTCTCTCTCGGTGGTTCCAGATTCATCACGCTGATTAAGTTTGAAGTTAAATTCAGCAAACTCAACTAGGTCATTAATCAGCCCTTGGTAAAATCCAGCGAGTCAGCTACAGCCTCCTCAATCTGATCCTTAATCCAAAACACTTGTTCGTAAATCTCTTTGGCTGTGTCAGCAGAGTACTTAGGCTTCTTACCATCGTATGTGATATTCCAAGACTTAGTTGCCTTGACTAACACTTCTAGGGTAGCCTCTTCAATACTCTCAGCCGTAATATCGACCTTCTTCTTTCCTTGGGCTTGCTTAAGCCGTTTATTAGTTTGATGATGCAGGATACTCTTGTACTCTTTAGAGTGGGGTGCATACATAGTAATGGTCATTTCTGACTTGTCATCGTTAGTCAGAGGTTCCAGTGTTGTAGGGTGTACGATAGTAACGTCTACAGTGTCACTAGTAGGTGTTAAGTTCTTTAAGTCCATTGTCAGGTTCCTTCGGTCAGGGTTAGTCGGGTAGATTTAAATGGGGAGCATCAGACCCGACACCAATGCCCCCCGCCCTAGCTAGGGATTACGTGTCAGTACGAGTAATCTTCAAGTTAGTTGCAGTT